CCTTTCTTCTTTTTCTTCTTCTTTTTCATCCCAGTGTGATAAGGCATAGTAAGAATTAGGTATCTTAATATATTCTAAATGAAGTCTGACCTAATGTCTCTGGTTTGGCAAGGTTGAATTGTTGTAAACATAGATACCCGAAAGCGTCAAAAGCATGGTCAACCCCTAAATTTTTATTAGGCAAGCCAGTATTCGGTGCATAAGTTAAAGTTCGTAATGCTTTTATTAATTCTTTACATCTTGGGTGGATAAATGTTCGTCTTTCTCCATTCGCATCATACAAAGCTGTGTTTACAGCAGTAATCTTATCTCTAATCTTCCAGGGAGATTTTGGACTCATAACTGTAAATCCAGACCTCCTGAGAATATTATGGTCCGTAACTCCAACCCCACTTGTTTTTCTAGCACTACCCGTAGGGTCAGGACAGGCAATAATTCTTCTATCCACCCCATATCGTCTTGTAACTTCTTCTGCAAAATCCCAGGTGGTCGCTCCACCCGTCAACATGATCTCATCAAACACATAAAGACAATTATTATGCTTGACCGCACATATTCCTGCCATAGGGTCAACGTTAAAATCCAATCCCAAGATTAATGGCAACATATGGAGATCCTCTACCTCGCTGCTGATATTTTCATCACCAAAACTAACAGCCACCAATCCCGTAAGATTTTCAAAACTTGCCTCGAACTCCTGCTTAAATGTTCTGCTATCTAACTGAGCCTTCGCAGCTTCAACTTCCTCTACTGGAACATTACCCCCGTCTATTGTTGTAAAACTCCACCTTTTCCAATCTCCCGTGGGATCTTCTGGAACGTAACACCATAAGTCGTAAAACCAGCTTGCCGTGCCATCAGGTGTTGAAATAAAAAGTGCCCACCCCTGTTTATCCGCCAAGGCTGGTCGAATAACCTGGAACCAGACATCAGAATCCATAAATGCTGCTTCATCTAATACAACACCAGCTAAACTTCTACCTCTCAGCGTGGTTGCGTTCTCTGTTCCCTTCAACTCGATAAGTGAGCCGTTTATCAGTTCGATCTTTAAATCTGTCTCATTTTTTGACTGTATCCACTCTCTTGGTACGAGTTTTTTCAGTTCTTTCCAGGCAATGTCCTTCGCCATGCGATATGTAGGAGCACAGTAGAAATATGTCTCTCCTGGTCGTTGGATCGCAGCATTTACAAGTTCAATACAGGATAAATAGGATTTTCCAAATCTTCTGCCAGCCACCAGTACCCTAAACCTATTTTTTGCATTAAACACCTCCCCCTGGGCCCAACGTAATGTTAAGTTTTCTCGTGTTTTTACACTCATGTAGTACAAAATAACCCTAATTTTAATTTATTTTGTAGTTTTTATCGACTAATTTGCTATTTTAAGGTTATTATTCAATTAATAACATAAGTTTCAGTCCGTGACAGAAGCAATCCTACAGAATTTTGACGATAGATCCGTTCCAAAGAAAAGAAACCCTGGTAGATCGCCAGATATGGTTATAGAACAAAGAAGGCAGAGGTTATATAGGAGACAGTTGGAAGGTTTGCCAGCAAGACATCTTGTTTTAGAACATTCTTCCAGGGAAGGAGTTTGTGTAAAGACCGCTTGGAACGATTGGAAAGAGGTAACAAAGTGGAATGAAGAGGATTGGCAAAAAGATAGAGAGAATATGATAGCCAGGCTTCAAGCTATGAGGGTTAGACTTTTTGATAAGGCTTGTAAAAAAGGTCAGTTCCAGACTGCTGCTCAGATATTGGATTCACTAGGTAAAGTAGTAGGGGAGAGTGTAGAAACTGTGAATATAAATGCTCCAGAACTAGCTATACGAATAGAAAATCAAAAAGATAGTTGACACTATTGTAGTATTGTACTATAATAAATAATGTAGAGAGAAATAATTTTTAGATTTATCAGTAGGTTCAGGGCTCTGTCACATATTTGACACACTTTTGCAACACTCCCCCCAGGTTATCGCATCGGGTGGGAGATCGGGAAAGCCTGGGAGATCGGGAAGAAAAAACCCAATACACATAATTTTTTTTTGTTTATAATTTTTTCTTACATCACATTGTCTTTTTTCCCTGGGAACTGTTGGGAAGTTGGCAAGCGTACCAAGAAAATAGAAAGACTAGCTATTTACAAGACAACAAGAAAGAAAAGAAAAAACCCAAACAATAATAATTAATTTCTAATAATAATATTTTGCATAAAAAAAAATCCTATCTTTTACAATAGGATTAATTAATTTTTTAATTTTGTTTAGTACTTTCTATTTTTTAAATAGATAGTAACTTTTTGATTTAGTTCAGATATTATAATTACCGAACTAATAATTAATAAAGAATCAATAATAAACATTTTTAAAATCCTACATAATCAATAATGTTAATGACTGATAAATCAGAATTACCAGTTTCTGTTATGTAGTCGTCAACATCTAAATCGAATTCATTTAGAAATTGTTCACAAATAGATTCATCTAAACAACCATCATATGTATAGTTTAAGATTCCCTCTAAATAATAACTTCCTAATTCTTCAATAAAGATTTCTGTTTCTTCTTGGAGACTATCGTAAAAGTTGTTGAAGTTATCAAAATTTAATTTGATGTTGGGAATAAGAAAAGAGAAGAACTTAAGCATTTTATTTTTCTCCCTGGTTATATTCAGAAAGAATAAAATTTATATGTTCTGCTCTTTCGTTTAATCTTTTGCCTAGTGTGTTTGTAATTGTGAAGCCTTGCCAAATAAGAAGAAGACTTGCAAACAAAAATAAGTAAGTACGCATAACTTAAAATAACAAGTTGGTAATTTGAGTTTTCTTGTTATATTCCATTATAAACATACTTACTAGTGTATTACAATAGTAAAATACTATTCTTAATAATTACTTAATATTTAATTTAACTTACTTTTTATCTTTTACCTTTTCGTTATAACTAATTAAAAAACTATCTTGTTTTTCCATCCAGTCTCTCATTCTATTATTATGTTGTGGGTGTTCTTTAACACATTCCATAATAGAATAATTACTAGAAAGATAACCTGGAACTTCAAAACTTTTTAATTCTTCATCGAGTTTATTTCTTAAAGTATTTATTTCATCTATTTTATACTGTATTTCATAAGACTTACTTTGTATCTTTTGCCATTTATCCAAATTCTGAATATTAGCGTTAACAATATCTATATTTAATTCATGTATAATTTTATAGTTTATTTTTTCCGCTTTCAATAATTTTTCTGAATTTCTATGTTTTGCACTTTCTGAGATAATAATGTCTGCAATATATTCATTAATTTCAAAATCATTATTACCGTGACTAAAACAATAAATTTTGTTTTTATCAAAAATATCACTTGGCTTTTTTTGATATGCCTTATATTTATAATCTTGGTAAGGTAAAACTAAATTAATTTCATTATTTACTTTTTCTAAAATATTTTTATTTAATATCTTTCCATCATTTTTACATAGTGTTCTTAATACACAATTTTGTAATCTAATTATCCTGGAGTATTGTTCGATCTTATAACTTGAAATCATAAAGACATCAATTTTTTTAAGATACTTTTGCTTTTTTTGTTCCTGGATAAAATCCGCATAGGGTGAAGAAATAGGATTTGACATAATAAATTTTGGTAGGGTTGAAAAAGTTAATCCCCACTAGAATATTAAACTAATACTTGTTTAATGTCAACGTCAACTTGTCTATTATTTTATAAACTCTATAATTAAATTTTATATTCCCCTTATCTAACCTGATAACTTTTAATAAAGATGTCACTATAAAGAGTAGTTCCCAGGTACTTAAATTTACAGTAACTTTCTTGCTATTACTGAAAATATTGACAATTTTTGCCATTTTTTGATAAAAAATAAAGAATAATTCAAACTTAACGTAAGATCTATTAAAGGGCAAATTAAAGGCAAAAATATGAAAGTGAGAATTTTTTCTTGCAAAAATAAAAATACTAAAGTAATATAGTAAGGCCAACAGTAATTCATCTAACCAAAAATGAAAAAAACTGAAAATTCTCAAATTTGTTTGAAACTTTCTGAAATTCAATCAAAGGCAATTATCGCACTTGCAAAAGCAGATGCTAACTCTATTAAACACATTATTGCCATACTAATAACTAAAGGTATTGAATGGCATTGGTGTGAATTTGATGTAAATAACGAACCAGCAAATGGTTGGCCTGATGAATGGGAACAATTAAACAAAGAGTTGCAAGAAGAACTTAAAACTCTTAAAACTGAATACCATAACAAAATTGATTCTGAAATTAACCAGGAATTAAAAACGTATGGATAGAAAAGAAGCAATTAATTTAGCCTTAACTTTATTTCGCCAAGATTTAGATAGAAATGATGTAGTAACTACATTAATGAAATCTAATATTCCAGAATCTACTGCTTATAGATACACCAAAAAAGCCTATGAGCAGTATGAATGGGAAGAAGATAAACAAGACGATCCAAAAAAGTGTTTTGAACTTAAAGCCCTGGACACTATTTATAAGGCTATGAAATGGGCTGAAACAAACCAGGAAACTGAATTGGCTGTTAAATATGCCAATTTATATATCACTAACAAAAAAAGGTTAAAAAAATGACTGACTCATTTATGCACAACCACCAATCTGCACTTGATAGTTTTATGGAAGATAAAGCTATCCAGGATTTAGAAGATGCGGGTATATATCCCGTATCAGATAATGATGACATTCTCGAAAGAATTTACGAGGAAATAGTTGAAGAAGATGGTAACTTATCACATTATGAAGCCGTTGATTTAGCTAAACAAAGATTTGAAGAACTACCCGAACCAGGAGATTATGATGACTAAACTTGAACAGATCAGAAATGACCTGGATAACTATATCCAGGAAGAACTTAAGAAAAGTCCACCCGATAGAGATTGGGAAGTCTTTAGCTTTGAAGATGATCTTTATGAAATTATAGAAGCTATGGAAAAAATTATTTACTACGATCCAACACCCTAAAATTATGACTAACTATCCTTTTGAAGAAATTGAACAAAAAGAGTTCAACTTAAAATTTTCATTTGAAATGCTAACCAGTACTATTATGTTTATTCAAAAAGTACAATCACTTTATCCAGATGAAAACAATCCAGTAAATAAAAATTGTACTAATTTATTAGATGAAATAGTAGACCAGTTAATCGAAGAAGATACTGATTCTCTTAACAGTTATTTCAATAGAATAAATTTGGATAACCAACTAGATAACAGCTAATTCTTTTATCTGTTCCTGGAATTTCATACATCTTTCCATAAAACATATTTCGCTAGACCTCAACGCTAAACTATCCAATAGTTTAAGTTGGGGTTTTCCACTTCTTCTAGCTATACATACTAAAGCTTGGGTACATTCAATACCGGTAAGTTTTCTTAGTGCATAATTATACGCTCCAAGTTGATGACAATAATTTAATAACATTTCATCACTTCTGACCTCTTTAGAGGTTTTCCAATCGCATATTGTTAACTTTCCATCA